ATGGTATATAGGAATTTGGGTTATTTTTGTTACTTTTTGTTACCCGAAAGAAAAATCGAAGTAATCGCATTTGAAATGCGTAAACCTATGAATTCAAATTTTGACATTTGAAATGTCGAAACCTCAAAAAAGGATGGTGGCTGTTATGGAAGATAAATCAAGACGAGTTGAATTGCTCAATACTCTAGATTTGAGATATGGCTTTAACCTAGGTAATGCTGATCCAAATGATCCTGATTTTATTGAATTACGTAAATTATTAGGTTATCAGAAAAAGGATCACAGTCGTGATAAGCCGAGAAAAATTCATTCAAAGTACACAACGACTTTACCTACGATTTACAGATACATTGAGAAAGCTGATACCTACGGCTGGACAGCAATTCATACAAGCGAAATGCTGAAAGAAAAAGAAGGCGTGCTCATATCTGCTAGTAGTTTGAGATACTACGCAACCAAAGCAAACAAGCATTTTAAGAATGATCGGAAACCACGAGGTATTACACACTATGGACACAAATTATAGAGAAGTGACATGTTACATCGTCAAAGTAAAAGATAGAGTTTTGAAAGTCTTTCTAGACCATAATAAGGCTAGTAATTATTCAAAAACGCATCAATACAGCATGGTCCAAATTAGCAAGTTGAGGATTGGTGAGATTGATGAAAATTGAAATAACGGCAAAAGAATTAATAGAGACATTAACTAATAACCAGGTTCAGCGCTTTAAAAAAATACTTTCGGAGTTATTCCAGAAAAGAGAATTGACCTAACCGACCTAGTCACGGAGCAACTCAAGGTACGTGTGCCTGAAGAAATGCCGTGGAGAATAAAAAATCAACCAAAGAGGACGGTAAGCAATTATGAAATTATACGTTGTTGATCGTGATGATAGTGGATATGGCACGGTGGATTATGGAATTGTGGGTATTTTTTCGACAAAAGAAAAAGCAGTCGACTTTATGAGAAAAATTGATGATCCCAAAAATAAATATTTCTATGAAATTACAGAAACAAATTTAGACAGTCCTGGTGAAGAAATGTCGGATCTTAGCGTGTTTATGACGGAATGACGGGAGTGAATTAGATGGAATTTTTGGATTTGTTTGCTGGTATCGGCGGTTTTCATTTAGGAATGGAGCAAGCTGGTCATCAATGTGTTGGCTGGGTTGAATGGGACAAATTTGCTCGGCAGAGTTACCAAGCAATTAATAACGTGAAAGGAGTGTGGAATGCAAGTGACATACGAACAGTTAGAGCTAGTGAGTTACCCAGAGCAGACTGCTGGTGCTTTGGCTTTCCATGCCAAGACATCTCAGTCGCTGGTAAGCAAAAAGGATTCACTGCCGGAAAGCGTAGTTCTTTGTTTTTTACAGTTACAGGGCTCATTAGAGACCTCGAAGAAGAAGATAGACCCAGCTACTTACTCATTGAGAACGTTAAAAACTTACTTAGTATTAACCGAGGGTTTGACTTTCTCAAACTTCAAATTGAATTGGACGAAATCGGGTACGATGTCGAATGGTCAGTGCTTGACTCAGCCGAAGTCGTCCCTCAGCACCGGGAACGTATCTTCATTGTCGGACATCTTAGAGGACGACGTACCCAGCAAGTATTTCCTATCGTTCAAGACGACCGAGAAGTTAATCGCCGGGCAGACACAACAAATACCCTTACCACCCGTTACGGGGAAGCGCAGGGATCAGGATCGTACATTGGTGAAGGTCAATCGCAGAAAATAAAGCAAGTTTGTAATATCAGTGATTTACGTATACGCAAGTTAACTCCGCTAGAGTGTTGGAGATTACAAGGATTCCCAGATTGGGCGTTCAATCGTGCAAAACAAGCTGGATTAAGTGACAGTCAATTATACAAGCAGGCTGGCAATAGTGTGACGGTGCCCGTTATTAAAGCGATTGCTGAGAGGATGGAGCTACCATGATAATCGTCAAGCAACCAACTAACGAGGAACGCAAGCGGGCGTTTGAAGCGTTCGGGGAGGATTGAAAATGATCAACAAGGCACTATTTACATCAAACAAAGAAGACTGGGAAACGCCCCAGGATTTCTATGATCGATTAAATGCTAAATATCACTTTGAATGGGATTTGGCTGCGAGCGATGGCAACGCTAAATGTGGCCATTATTTCACTAGTGATGATAATTCGTTAGAGCAAGATTGGGAAAGATTATCAGGAAATCTGTTTTTGAATCCACCATATGGCCGAGAACTAAAGCTGTGGGTTAAAAAGGCGGCTTCTACTGGGTTGAAAGATAAGCAGAACCTAGTAATGTTAATTCCTTCAAGAACTGATACTAGCTACTGGCATGACTATATTTTTAATCATGCTGAAATTAAGTTTTTACGAGGACGCTTAAAGTTTGAAGTAGACGGAGTTAGTGGTGACTCAGCACCATTCCCGTCAGCAGTAGTTATTTATACAGGAGATGGCGACGATGATTAAGTTTAGAGCGTGGTATATGCCGTTTGGTAAGTATGGTGCTATGCAAGAAATGGTGTTCAGTAGAGCAAGCCATATTTTAGCGCTTGCTGAAACGGAGCCAGAAAAATATATTCCTGAACAGTTTACCGGCCTGAAAGACGTGAACGGCAAGGATATCTATGAAGGCGATATTATTAAATATTTTGGCGCTAATAAAAAAATTAAAACCAAAAATGAATTTGGAGTTATTGTTTATAAAGCCGACAGATATGGTGCCGGATTTAATTCTATTATTCAAAATAAGGAACATGGTTATGGTGGAATAAATATTGCACAAGATATTGTAGTTGGCAACGTGCACGCTAACCCGGAACTATTGGAGGCAGAGAAATGAAAGATGAAGTATTGACACGACCGGGCAATATTGTAAATGAATTGACGTTCACGGCTGTTAACTGGGGTGACACCGGCATTGGATTAATGGATACTGACGGACCAGAAGATCAAGAACCACACGTGTTTGTTATAAGCCCGAAAAACGTTAAGCCATTCTATGAATGGCTAGGAAGACAGTTGGAGGATGAAGAATGAAAGCACACTTTCAAAAAGAAGAGGTGACTGACGATGGCATTCGTTGAGCTTGAAAGCGGCGATTGGATCAATACGAATTTTGTTTACGGAATCGGTCCAAGCAAAGGGGAGTGCCTACTTTCTTTCGCAAATGGTGAAAACACCATTATCACTGACGCCGATCGTGTTCGCATTCTGAAAGCTGCGGGGTTCGTGAGGATTAAAAAGGAGAAAGGCAATGAGCAATGAGACGAAGCGGGACGTGTTCGAGAAAGCACTAAGAGAATGGGACGATTTGGTTCACAGTTGTGGACTTCAAGGAGAAGAAGCACATGGTGGATGCGAGTTTGACCCAATCTTAATTAAATATAAGAAGGACTATGACGCCGCCTTGCCAGATGATCTGCCGGTGATTCCTAAATCATGGGCAGATACGATTGAAGAATATAAAGCTAATCATTATCGATTAGAAAAAATATTCACTGACGCGTTGATTTTGAACTATGACGAACAAGAACTGGTTGCCCGTGCGTGGCTAGACGGATACGTTGTGGAGGGCTAAGAAGATGAAAACTAAAGAGTTTATCGCAGAAATGAAAAAACGTTGATGTAACAAGATATTGCGTAATGCAATAAAACTAAATGTAATATACAATAAGGAGTGATGATATGGTTCAATTCATTAAGATATTTTTCATCTTTGGAGCAGTGGGAATATTAACATTCTACACAGTCTACTTGATTGTTAGACAGCTGCCAGATTTAGCAGTATTAATCGGAGCGTGTGATTTAGTCGCAATCTGTGAAATGGTAGATATTTGGCAACATGGTTAGTCTAATTGCATAAAAAAAGCCGTTCATCTCTGAACGACTGACCACTCAAAATATTAACTAAACTAATTATAACATAAGGGGTGGCAGACGTTTGGAAGATCATAATAGTTTTCAATGGCTACAGACATATTTAGCAAATGAAGAAGAGATCATGAACATTGAGCTAGATATGAAACGTTGTCTGATTGAATTAGCAAGGTGGCAAGATGGCGACTTAAGTACCGTTAAACTAAACAAGAACTCGAAAGCGTCTGCACTCGAAGATATCATTGCGAGTCATGAACGTAACTTAGAACAGGACTATCAACTGCGTGCAGAAGTATTAAAGCTATTGGATAGATTTGACGGTATTGAGAATCGAATACTCAAAGAGAAATATATCAACGGGCTATCGTTATCAGAGATTGCTGATATCCCTGATATTGGGTATTCATACGCTACGATTAAAAGATTACACGCTGAATTAAAGCGCCGTTTGACCTGGTTAGATATGTGGGACGTACATGATGATCCAAACCAAATTAACCTGTTTGAATAACGTAACGTGGTATCAACAAAGTAGCACCCTAAATAGTGCCGACTTATTGCTTCCGTGGTGTTATCTTAATAGCATGATATTTTGTCAGAGAGCGATATAGTATTTTAATTCGATGATCTGTTCGACAACAGCGTGTACTCTGATTGAATGTTAAATATAATTCTGAATTACATTAGCCGTCATGGGTTCGAATCCTATGGCGGTTTTATTGTGGGGCGAGTTAGAAGATAATGCTATGAACATTAAAACAGATACACGCGAACAACGTGCATTGTTCTATAACTCAATGGAGTGGCGACACTTGCGTGACTGGGTTATGCAACGGGATAACTATGAGTGCCAGATGTGTAAGGCAGATGGCAAGGTGACTACTCAAGCAGATAGTGTATTAGAAGTAGATCACATTAAAGAGTTAGAGTACTATCCTGACTCAGCCTTAGACCCTGATAACCTTAGGACATTGTGTAAGGACTGCCACAACAAGCGACACCACAGATTCAACTATGCACCAAAGGATAAGCAACATAAGCCAAAGAACAAATGGAGTGATGACGAACGATGGGATTAGATATGAAGTACACAGCACATAAGCCTAACATCTATATCAATCTAAGTACTGATAGTAAGATACCAAGCTTATATGTTAACGACGAGCAGGCTGGCATAGTGTCATGTAGGTATGAGTATCATTCACGTGGTGATAGAGATGCAGGTAAGAACGTGTATCACGTCACGTTCTATCTCAGGTCAGATGAAGTACCAACACTACATGAACTTCATATTGACCAAGTTACTAACCAGATGTGGATAGAGTGAGGAGGACAGCATGGAAGAACAAGTAGTATATGTTGCAATGAAGAAAGCTTATGGCTTAACCATGACAGACAAGGTATTCATGTCTATCCATAAGGCTAAGGCATATGCCAATGTAATGAATAAGGATATCTCAGTACAAACAAAAGTCTCAGCTCATTACTACGTAGAGAAATGCTTTCTCAGAAAATAATTTTCAAAAATTTTTCTACCCCCGCCTAAAAAATTTCACTCAGAAATTTGAAATGGGAACCGGTGGATAGGACTCGACTTCGGAAAAATGTGTTAAAAATTTACTCAGATAGGGGGGGTATGCGGTGACATTAACAAAATTAGAAAGATATTTTAGGGATAATAGTGATCCAAAAGATCAACTTTTGCAGAAAAAAATTGAACGTTATATCGATTTAGAAAAGCTTTATAAAAAGTTAGATGAGACACTAAAAGCTGATGGTGTAGCCATTACCATTGAAAATGGTACTCAAAAATTCGTTAAAATAAATCCGGCAATTACAGAGAAGCAAAGGCTGAACACACAGTTGCTTGAATTGGAAAAAAACATCAAAAGTATGATGAATCCTATTCGGAAAAACGCGCCTAAAACGCCCCCTAAGGGGAATAAAGGTGGTTTGGTATGATTCATCAAAAGTATGTAGATGAGTACCTAAAAGCCTACGATAACGGCATTATTTTACTGAATAAAGAACGAATCATGTTAATTGAGTATTTAAGGAAATATGTGCTCATAAATGACGATTTATATTTTGACGAAGAGAAGATAGACGATTGCATTAAGTTCACTGAGAAGTGGTTTTTTCCAACAGCTCAGTATCAAAAATTCTTAATTGCTTTCGTCTTTTTGTATGACTCGAAAACAAATGATATTTATTATGATGAACATTTTTGGATTGTTGGTCGGGGAGCTGGAAAAAATGGATTAATTAGTGCACTGAGCGCTTACTTCATCAGCCCTTTAAATGGAATACCTGGTTACAATGGTTCAATTGTTGCTAATTCAGAAGACCAAGCCAAGACTTCGATTGAAGAAATATATAATATTGTTCAATCAAATGCTGAAGGACTTTCAGTGTTCAATGCTAATAAATCAAAAATTGAAGTTGCTGATACACATTCTACTGTGGTTTACCAAACTTCTAATGGTAAGACGAAAGATGGCCTGCGAGACGGATTTGATGTCTTTGATGAAATTCATATGTATCAAGACGATTCAGGAGTTGCGGTTTATGAATCAGGTCTTGGTAAGGTACCTGAATCGAGACAATTTGAATTAGGATCAGATGGTTACGTTCGTGATGGATATTTAGACGGCAAAAAGGCAATCGCATTACAAGTTATGCGTGGTGAATTACCGCCAGATACGATGTTCCCTTTTTGGTGTAAATTGGATAATCCGGAACAGGTTGATGATGAAAATAATTGGCAAATGGCAAATCCAATGCTGGTCAAACCAATGACAGAGTATGGAAAAACATTGCAGCGCAAAGTCAAAAAGCAATACATCAAAATGCAGTCACAGCCCAGTATGCGAGAAGAGTTTATGACGAAACGGATGAACTTACCACTTGTTGATCCTGAAAAGTCGGTGGCTCCATATGAACAAATTAAAGCTACTAATCAGCCATTACCTGATTTGTCTGGACGCGAGTCAATGGGCTCTGTCGACTTTGCAAGTATGCGTGACTTCTGTGCTGCAGGGTTGACTTTTA